GAATCGTCAACTATATTGAGTACATGCGGGGGCTTGAGAACTTTCAAAGACCTGAAGTGGATGGTCCATTTCGGATAATCAACGAAGTATAATGCCTACAAAGAAAACAGCAAAGAAGGTTACCGAAAAGGTAGCCACTAAAACTGCGTCTAAACCCGAGGGTCCGACGCTTAAAGAAAGACTAGCCATGCCCATTGAAGAGGCTTATCCCGATGCTCCAGGACTTTGGAGTTCTCATGGGGATAAAGATCCTGACTTTGTGACTTGGCTAAATAAGAACTACCCTGAAGATTACGAAGTTAAGTATAAGCATCGCTATACTATTCTTGATAATCGAAAAAAACTAAATGGCCCATCGCTTACGAAGCAGTGTGTTGAAGCACAGAAACGTGGATTTGCAGATGCTAAATCTCGTGCGGGATACAGTGCTAATGAGTATGGGTATGAAGGCTTAGTTAAGCATGAGTATAATGTTGGGTATGAAAACGGGGGAGGCACACTGTGAGCGAAGAAACAGTAAACCCACTCGCGGCAGAAACAACAGAAGCACCAGCAACCGAGCAAGTTGAGGCGGCACCCGCCGCCCCTGCGGAGCCAGTTGTTACAGCAAACTTGAAAGAGTTTATTGGTGATGACCTGTCGTTTAAGGAAAACATATTTGACAGACTGCCCTTGGAAGAGGGAGAGAATGTTGACAAATACAAAGCCCTTGGCGATAAGTTTAACTCGGTTGGTAGTTTAGCTAAGTCCTATCTTAACTTGGAGCGTATGCTTTCCAAGGAGAAGATGCCCATCCCTACGGACAATGATGGCGATGAGGTATGGGATCAAGCCTATAAAGCCTTGGGCAGACCAGAGTCTCCCGATGGTTACCAAGCACCAGAAGGTATAGACCCAGACGCAAAGGCAGCAACCGATGCTATCTTTCATGAGGCTGGACTTTCGCAACGTCAGGCATCTAAACTTTATGGTCAAATCGCCAAGGCACTTGAAGACAATGCCAGCAACCAACAGGAGCAGTCTACTCAAAGCGTAGAGCAAGCAGTTCAATCGCTAGAGGCAGACTTCGGTCCACGAGGTGGTGATGGCTACCAACAAGCTTTAGATAAGGCTCAGGTAGTTGCAAAGCACTTAGGGTTGGATGTTGCTGACTTCTGGACCATGCCTGGTTTTGCATCTCGCCTAGCGTCTCAGTATGATACGTTGATGGGGTCTAAGATTAGGGGTGTTGAAAATACTAGCATAACGTCAGCTCAAAGCATTGATGAGCAGATTCATGACATTCAAAACAACCCGTCCAATCCTTACTACACTGCATACCGAGACGGAGATCGTGCTGCTCACCAAAAGGTGTTAAAGCTTTTTGAGGAAAAGTCATCACTAGCTCTTGGGTAATTATTTAAAATTTTACTTGACATTTTAAATAAAATGGTGTATAATATGCGGCATTCCAATCAGACAAGCTTTATGCCCTGTGTCGGAAGCCCCTGCCAGTGTTGACTGGGAACAGGAAATAAACCTGAACTATAACAACTAATTATATTACAATATGTCCTCACAATATCCTAACGCATTCTCACAGAAGTTTGCTTCGGACGTACATATTCAGTATCAGCAGGGAGCTTCTCGTCTTAAGGGTAAGCTTGCTGAGCGTAGCATGGTTGGTGGAGAAGCTATGTTTTTGCCCCAGGTTGGAGCAATTGCTAGCGGAACTTCCTACACGCGCGCTGCTGACACTGCTTATATTGATACGGTACACGAAACTCGCAAACTGACCGCAACCCCAACTCGTTGGGCAGATCTTATTGATATGCCTGACCGCAATCGTAGCGTTGCCGACTTCCTCGGACCGTATGTCGAAATTGCTTCTGCCTTCTTTGGCCGTTCTTACGACTCCACGGTTATCGCGGCTGCTCTGGACGCTGCAACTGCAAAAGTTAGTGGATCGACATCTGAGTCTTCGGTTACCCTTCCTGCTTCGCAGAAGGTTGTCGTTAACTTGAGTGGTTCTAACGAAGGCTTGACCCTTGCCAAGCTCATCGAAGCCAAGTCTATTCTTGGTAAGAATGAGACTCCAATGGGTGAGCAGAAATACTTCGTTCACCGCCAAGAGCAGTTGGACGATCTGTTGAACAACGTAGACAAGGTTAGCGATTCTGACTTTGCGGCTGTTAAGGCTCTCGTAAACGGTGAAGTTAATTACTTCATGGGATTCGAGTTCTGCCCGACTCAGTTGGTTGCCGTTGACGGAAGCGACATTGCAAGCACGTTTGCCTACACTCGTAGTGCTCTCGTAGCTGGCATCACGTCTGCGTTCGACGCTCGCGTTGAGCAGCTTCCCACCAAGAACTACTCGTACCAAGTTTGGTGTGAGCAGGACATTGGTGCTACTCGCGTTCAAGAAGAAGGCGTAGTAGAGGTACTCTGCGATCAGAGCCCATAGGCTCTTTGAATCCTAGGTTTTCCTAGTCTCTTTAGCTCACCTCCTTCGGGAGGTGGGCTTGGGAGTTTAACATAAAAGAAGCATGGCAGTAACAAAAACCGATATAGTAAATTTGGCGGCAACCCATTTGGGTGAAAGAAGATACGCCGATCCTTTTACCGACACTAGCCCAACAGCCGAGCTTCTTAGCTTTCGGTATGACTTTAGTAGAAAAGAAGTGCTGAGGTCGCATACCTGGGGATGCGCTAAAAAAGATGTTAGCCTTTCCGCAGACGCAACTGCTCCAGTTCATACATGGAGCAAAAGATATTTAGTTCCTCAAGAGTCCTTAAGGCTTGTCAATATAGGCGACACGGACTTAGACGATTTACACTTTAAGGAGTACGAGCTAAAGGGGCAGTACATACACACTGACTTAGCTGCTCCGTTAAAGATTACTTACATTAGAGACGAAGAAGACACTTCTTTGTTTGATGCTTTGCTCATAGAGTCTATGGCACTTCACTTGGCAGCATCTTGCTCGTTAGCTATTGCTGATGATAAAGGGCTAACCCAAGGATTGTTTTCACTGTATGACAAAAAGGTAGAGGAAGCTAAATTTACAGATAGTCTGCAACGTCGCAGGCCAGTTGACAATATGTATGCTTCTTCTGCTTGGGATTCTCTTCACCACGGCGGCGAGGGAGCGATATGAGTTTGTGGACTAGAATAAACCGATTTAACGGTGGGTTGTGGTCGCCCCTATTGCATGGGCGTACAGATTTAGAAGACTACAATTCTGCCCTCAAAACTTGCACGGGCTTTATCCCGCTTAAGTATGGCCCCGCTGAACGCATGTGGGGCTTTGAGTATGCGGCTGAGGCTAAGAATAGTAGCAGCATATTGTTGCCATTTAAATTTAGCCAATCGGTAAACTACATTATTGAGACTGACGGAACGTACATGCGTTTCTTTGATAGTTCTCAAAGCACAATTGGCAACGCCCAAGTTACGGTTAACATAGGGGATGTGTCGGCTTGGCAGGCAAGTACGGAATACAGGTATGGCGAACTGGTTAGCAATGGTGGAGTTGTGTACGCATTTGATACGCTCGGAGGTGGCGACTCTGCTGGCACATTTACCGCAGGCAACTGGCACGCTTTAACAGAAACAGAAACAACGGGTACGTTTATCTACGAAATTCCGTTGCCAATGAGCCAGTTTACTTCCTACCTAGACTACCCAATGAGGGCACAGGTAAATGATGTAGTCTATCTGGTAAATGAAAATTACGAGCCACTAACCCTGTCTCGTTACGGAGCAACCGACTGGCGTATAGAACAAATTGAATTTACCCTACCTCCGGTCATTGAGCAAAACACTAGTACAACCACGCTGGCCGTTAATGGATATGTAGGAACCGGAGTAACCGTCACTGCATCATCTGCACTTTTTGAGTCCGGTCACGTTGGGAGTTATTGGGAGATAAGCGAAAAACGAGAGGCCCAAAAAGCAACCCAAGATTTACTTTCAGCAGGTACTGGCTCTCCTACTCCTTGGGACAGCGGTGCAGTCCCTATTTTTGGGGATTGGGTTTTTACTACGAGCGGAGACTGGAAAGGAGAAATAGGTTTGTACAGATCTATTGATAATTTTTCTACCGAAGAACTTGTACATAGTGTTTCTAGCCAGGGGTTAGATAGTTTCAATATTACAGGAAGTGAGTCCAATCCTAAAGCTCAATATAAAATTAAAAATATAGGGACTTTTACTCCTGCAAATTCAGGCACTCATAGTGTAACAGGTTTAGCAATGATAACTGCACCAGCTATTGAGGTTAAAGGCAGTTTTAAAATTACTCAATACACAAGCTCTACTAGCGTAACAGCGGATTGGGTTGAGTCGCTTGACTCTACAGCAGGCGGTGCAGTGGCTGCTACTAAGTTATGGTCCGAGGGTGCATTTAGCAATGTACAAGGATGGCCTGCTGCTGTTTCTTTTTACCAAGGACGCATTTGGTTTGGTGGTACAGACAATCGCAAGCAAACTATTTGGGGGTCTAAAATTGACAGTTTTAAAAACTTTGGAACCTCTGTTCCCAATGTATTGGCAAGTGATGGGGTAAGCTACACGTTGTCTAGTGTAGAGCAGAACAAGATTAGATGGTTTGCTGGAGAAGATGCCTTGCTAATTGGAACGTCTGGAGAAGAATACTCCTTGCGTGGAGCCGACAACAATGCTATATCTGCTACCTCTGCTCCTCTAATTCAAGTTCAAAGTTCCGTTGGCAGTGCGTACATACAGCCAAGACAGGTTGGCGGCACGGTGGTTTTTGTTAGTCCTGAAAGACAACGCGTGTACGAATTGTCATACGACTGGAGAGCTAGGGGTTACGCTGCTGAAGACTTGACTAGGCTTAACGCTAAAAACACTGGAGCTACTGGTCGAGCATACACTCAAATTGCTTACAGCCAAGATCCTTACAGAATACTTTGGTTACCCAACGTAAATGGTCAAATTGATTGTTTGGTTGTAGAAAAGCAAGAGGAAGTTCAAGCTTGGTTTGAACGCAAGCCAAATGAAAATGGAATAAATAAGTTCTTAAGTGTTGCATCGGTTTACGGATCGGATGAAGACAATGTTTGGGCCATTTACCGAAACTCCATAACTGGAATTATGGACAACAAGTTTCAGGTAATGCGTTTGCGTTCTTCTGAAAACACAAGAAACTACCAATGGTTTTTGGATGCTGGCAAGGTTATACTTGGAAACAGCAGCGAAGCAACTTATCCCGACCCTGATCTTGGCAGCGACTTTACCCTTGTTACGGGAGCAGAACATTTAGGCTCTTACTCGTCCTTAACTGGAACTGTTAGCTCTAGCGGCACAACTGTAACGGGAACCTCAACCACTTTTACTTCTGACCTTTCTGTTGGAAGTTACATCAAAGCCGGTGGCAAGACCCAGCGTGTTGAGTCAATTGCTAGTGACACTTCTTTAACTACGACAAACGCTTTTAGTCCAGCATTGTCTGGGGCTTCGTTTGAACTAGCTCGTGGCAGGGATGACGTTTATGTTTTAGGCGATGGACTGGTGCTTGGCCCATATCAGGTGCACGGAGATCGGTTTAGCGTAGACGGAGAGTTTAGTGCTAGTTACAATTCAATTATTTACGGAGTAGCCTACCCATCAGAGATTGAGACAATGAAGTTGCAGGCACCAGCAGGCGATGGAATGTCTAGGAGTAAAAACAAAAGGGCAGTCAATGTAGGTGTTGGTTTCTTCAGAACGCTAGGTGGAGACATCGGTGTAAGGTATGACTACGAAGATGGTCAGACCGGGGA